TAGAGGATCATCAATGTGAGGGATACTCACTTTGTTGGGAAACCAACGAATCGAGCCTTCCTAAAGAGTTGTCGCCAACTCTTAAGGTTGCCCTTACTCCATGGGTCCACCCGCTGAGATCTAAATCTCAATGCGGGATACCCGGGCATTTCTGTGTCGTCACAAAGACGAAGCACAGATGCATCCCAGGCTGTCCTGTTCGGACGGTCAACAGGATTAGGTCCGTGTGAGATAATTTTCCAATTATCATATACGTACTTATTATATTCAAAGGGGAAACCTGCTTTCTTAAAGGCAAGTGTAATCCTTCGAATATCCGCAAATAACCCGCGTGGCAAAGCGGTTAGTTTGCGCCTGTGCTCCCGGTCTACGAGCAATCGTACCACCGAGGGTGGAAATCGCTCTTCCAGGGATTTACCTAAAGGATTTCGACCTGAGCCCCAAGGTTCAGGAAGTTCCAGAATCTGATTTATCAGATCTTCATCTGGCAACCCTTTAGTCAAGCCCACATACCAGTAGGCTTGTAAGTCTAATATGGTATCTTTTGTCATTCGTCTCCATTTCGGGCACCAAAAGCCAGATTTGGAAGTGAATGTCATCCCAGAAAATTGGGCAATCGAGTTAGAAGATAAACTCTTACTCGGAGATACTGAAACGCCCCAGTCACTGAGTACCTTTCGGTACTTGGTATGGAGGGTTTCATCAAAGATGACTACATCGTCACCTAAGACATAGAAGGCTTCATCCCATCGGCACTTATTAAGTGCATAGAGGAGGAGACCATGGGAGAGAGTAAACACTGGGAAAGACGGCCCCAAACCAAGGGGTTGGCCTTTAGTCCAACGGACTAAATTGCCGTTTGGTGTTTCCCACAAACCTCTCTCTACTACGTCGTTAAACAGCTCAACTTGATTTCGCGCCAAATGATGATTACTAGTAATCATCTCGAGAATTCTCCGTTGAAATACCCACGGAAAATGATCGGTAGCTTTGGATAGGTCAACTGAATAGACCATTTTCCTCTGCCTAAGATGGCGTGTGATTGTACTGTCAGCTTTACGCTGGTCAAAAGTACAATCCCAAGGTATTTTCTTAACGAAACTGAGCAAAGAATCCTTCAAGGGTTCTAATGCTCTTTGGATTATTCCGTTAGGAAATGCAAAATACCTTGTTTTCAAGCCGGGTTCCATTGTTGCATTTATCTCTCCCACAAGATCAGGGAGAGATAAACCAGTGGTTCTGAATCTGGCTCCAAAGGCGTACGTCAACTGTAAGTACCACTTGCGAAGGAGTTCTCCACTTCCTAGTTGCCAAGACCAGGAAGGAAGCTTCACAACATGTGATAACTTATCAGGTGGCACCTGAAGGATTGGTACAGGTTTGGTTACGTGACAGTAACCATACCATCCCAAACTATTCAGTGCGCCATGGATTCTCCGAAGAAGGTGAGAGTGTGGATACTTCTTACCTTCACACACAGGAGAAGCCTGAACATCTTGAAGAAGTTCAGACTCCATTTTCAGACTTAACGACTTAAACGTCCATATTGTTCTGATGTCACACAGAACTAGGACTGCCTTCAAGTTTTCACTTGACGACATGGCAACTCTAAATAAGGTATTCCACATACCTTTAAAGTTACCAGTTGGAGTGGTAGCAAACCACTCAGGCTTACAAGTCAGGTTTTGTCCTGACCCCCAAGACTGTCTAAGACAATCTTGGAAGGACTTAAGCCTACCGACGGTCCATTCAATTCCAGAATGATCCGCCCAAGACATCACTGTCTTGAGGAAGCTGGATTTAAGCTTCTTGGGCAAAGGTATAGTCTCGATACGCCGCTTGATTTCCCAAGTTGGTATGCAGTCAAATACACCTGACTGTAATGTGCTCATAAGCACCTCCTCCAGGAAAAGATTCCTGGTGTAGAGTGTTAATGATGTACATCTGCCAACTAGGTAATCTCAATGGCAATTGAGATTCTCTGCTATCCATCGAACAGATGGATAAACCTAAACAGAGAGTCCTGGTTTCAGGATAGAACTCAGCCGGTGTTGGCTTTAGGGGATCCCATATCCCTAAGATCAACCACCTGCGGACTTGTATCTCAACTTATTAAGTTGAGAAGTTCCAGGACGTCCACTCTCGGTTGAGATGACCAAGGTTGACCTCTTTGGTTTTCCGAGACACCAATGGTGTCGAGGGCCCTTAGAGG